GCCTCGAATACCTTGGCGTCGATCCGCGAGCCAAGTTGCTTCATCTCAGTGTTCATAATTACCTCCGTTGATCCGGCTACTATAACGCCGCGTTAACATTGTGCAAGAGGGGGCCGTAGCCCCCGTTGATTAGCTTGAAACCACTTGCTGCAAAACTTCGTTTGCGATGTGATCTTTAAACTCTGTGCCTACTCCGCACCAAGTCGCAAAGCTCTCAAGAGCTGATATGGCGGTTGGGAAATCAGACTTGTGCTTGATTGATCTTTCGGCGTTTGGCTGGTTCTTCATGCTAACGGTAACAACCCAGAAGTCTGCCTTGTCGCCAGTGCCAGATACTGCGCGAAAAGTTAAAGGTGATTTTTGGCCCAAGTTGTTTGTGGTGCTGATTGTTTTTGAAACTGAGTTAGTCATTTGGTAGTACCTCCATTTGTTATACTGTTAACCTAATGTTAACATCAGGAGATTGCAACCCCCACAGGCAAAATAGTTTGCGAAAAAGTAAAAATAGTTTTCCGCAAACCTTTTCCGCTTAGAACGCGAACTCTTCTTGCGTGCGCAGCCGGTACAGCTGCTGGCCCTCGATGAACGACGTCTTCACGATTGTGCGCCGCTCCCGCATGGTCTTCAGCCCAATGTCGATATGAACGGCGTCCTGCTCGATCATGCTGCACAAGTCACCCACCGACAGCTCGTCATGCCTGCTCAGGCAGCGCTTGATTTCCTTGCGCAGTTTCTCCAGCGGCCACGGCTTGTGGGCATAAGCGTGCATGTCATCGCGGCCAATGAGCCTGCGCTTCATGCGCGCGTTCTCGATGATCGCCAATTCTTTCCAACGCTCCAGCGGTGTCATGTGTTCCGTCATAGCTTTTCCTCCATTTCATCGAATCGGTGTGCCAGCTTGCGAAGCTGTGTGGCCATGCCCTTCTTAACGTAGCCAGTGAACAGCGGGCGGCGGTCTTTCGCCTCCAGCGCTTGGCCGGCGATCAGCGCAAACGTCCTGCCGTCTTCTGGGTGGTCGCAGATTTCAAACGTTATGTGGCCCACCTCAAAGCGCTCACGAATCGCGTCAGGATGCCTGCGCTTGGATTTCAGGGAATGCTTGCTCACAGCCGCTTCTCCAGCATCTCGCAGAGCGCCATGATCTCTTCGGCGCGCTGCTTGATCGTCAGGCGCTCGGGGCCACGCCCCGCGTCCATCCGCATGATGTCTGCCTTGCGCCTGATCGACATGACCAACATCAGCGGCGTTGGCTGCGTCGGCGTACTGCTGTCCTCGTCGATATGCGCGCCAACGCTGGCGCAGTCTTCCAGTTTTGATAGATCCCATTTAGCCATGTTCATTCTCCTGTGTTGGCCGTGGCTGTGGTCTGACGTCGGGCCACGGGCGGCGGTAGTCCGCCTCGCCGCCCATTTCAACGCATTGCGGCTCAAAGATCCGCGCTAAGTCGTAATATTTCGCAAACGCTTTACACTCGTCCGGCGACGAGAATATCACGAAAGCCATGAAGACGGGTTCAGCTAGGGTCATCTTTAAACCCACCTTCATGTTCAGCCGCAAAGTTAACACCATCATAAAAACCGCAGTTATAGAATTTATGCTTTACTTTTAGATCTTGATCCAAAATGCACCTGACTGGGTTGCAGTGACATTCAGAGCCAGAGAAAACCCCGCACCAATCATCATGCTCAAAGCGCACATGTACTACGCGGTTTTTCTTTCTTTCCTTTGCAATAGCCTTTTGAAAGGCCTTACGCGATTGCCGTGGTGTCATCACATCCACCCCGCGCTTACAGCGCCGATCCAGCCCAGCACCGACGCAGCAATCGCTGCGGCGATGATGATGTCTTGTGTCCACTTGGTCATCACTCTTCCTCCTCTTCGTTTCGCCAGTCGAAGTCGTCTTCGTCTTGGCATTCTGGGCAGCGCACCGTTGTCCACGCATCGCTGTCCGGTGTATCGACGAAACGCGGCAACTCGATGAAGCCGGTTCCGTCGCATGACGCGCAGATCATTTGTACACATCCGCGTTGATGCTCCACAGCACCAAGGTTGCGCGCTGCTGGTTTGCACGCTGGTTTACATGGGCTCGACATATCTCGCCGCGTGCGTGCATGTTTTCGAGGTGCTGTGAAAGCTTGCGCGGCTCAACGCCAACGACGTCAGCGATGTCTGCCGTCTCGCAATATGTGACGTCGTCGCTCTGCAGCATCGAAAGGATCTTCCGCTGGACGTCGGCCCAATCGACCTGCTTAGGCTTCTCCGTGGGAGCTTGTACGGCCTCTGCTGGCGCGTCAGTCGCCAAGCCCAGCACGTCACGCGCTGCGCGTCGTTCCTGCACGTAGGCGGCAACCCACGGCGTGCGCTCACGCTGCTCTTCGACGGCGTTCTGCACGATGATGCCGGTGCAGATGTCGTCGAGGTTTGCGTGCGCCTGCTCCAGCAGACGCGGCGATATGTGTACGCTCTCGCCGTTGTCGGTGCGCACGCCGAAGCCTGTGCCGCTGTCGGTGATATGCGTGATCAAAAATTGATGTGTATGCGTAAGATTCATTTTGGTTTCTCCGTTTCAGTTTCGTGGCCGGTTTGGCGCACGGCAAGCAAGCGCCGCAGCGCTTGCCCGCGATGCGTCAATAATCTTCTCCGTTGACTGTGACTTTTGTTGGGCGTTGGATGATGGTCTGCTTGACGCCATCGCGCACGCCATGCTCTTTGACTTTGGCCGTGCAGGTTACTTGAGCGCCTTTGGCCCAATATTGTGTGCCTTTGTAGATGACAACATTGTCATCAGCATCGCGGCAGATGTGAAGGTGTGAAATGCCATACATGCTTTCCAGCTCCACGATATGTTTGACTGTAAGTGCGAAGTCTTGGCGCTCGCCAACGGTGCCAACAAACTCGCACTTGCCATCTCTGGTAGCCCACTCAACCTTTTGAGCGGCGCGCTTGTCCAGCGTCTTGACCATAGCGTCACGCATGTTGGGTGTCGGCTGGCCGTATGTGTTGATGCCTTTTTTGACCGCTGGGAAAAACCCTTCGCCCTCTGGGCTGTAGTCAGCCAAGAAGTCGATAATCTCTTGGGCGCGATCATCAGACGCCAGCCAGTTTACGCGATTTGCGTGGGCGGCATTGGCCAGCTTGCGAGCGCGAATTGATGGGTGGTAATTATGTTCATATTCATGCGTTGGGTCGTATGCCATGATTTCCTCCGATTTACTATTTGCAGTTGACACAAACTTGCGCTGCGTAGCGGAAGCCATGATGGGTGATGCCGACGCCATCATATGTGTCTTTGTTTGGGTTTCCGATTGAGCGAGACACCTTGAAGTAATTGTCGCCCTTGTTGATATCTGTGCCACAGCAGTCGCACTGATATTGCTTGCGCGCTTTAGTCGGCTTAGGGCCAGACTGAACGCGCTGTACTTCCAAAGCAACGGATGGCTTCCACTGGTTCATCGCGGCCAAGCCAGCTTCGCGTGCGCTAGGCGCATTGAACTGACCAGACATTTTTCCGTCGATTGTGTTGATATTGAAAGTAGCCATGATTTCCTCCGTTGCTTATATTGTTAACATACAGTTACCACAGCACGGTGCAAGCAAAAAATGCACCCATCGTAAACTTTTTTTCGCCTCTATATAAAATCGTTTAAATGCAGTATGTTGCGCGCGTGGCCAACAGCATCAACGTCGGACGTGCTGGCGAGTTTCTCGTCGCCGCCGAGCTAGAGCAGCGCGGGATACGCTGCCATCGGGTAGACATGAAGGACGATGACCTATGGGTGAAGTCGGCCAGCGGCGAGCTGTTGACCATGCAAGTGAAGGCGACCCTCGAGCCACGCAAAGAGCGTTACCGCGAGGCGCACTATGTGTTCACGCGCGCAAATGGCGATGCGCACATATTTGCGTATGTGGCTCTGGACCTGCGGCTGTTTATTCTACGCACCGCGCCAATCGGTAAGACGGTACGCATAAAGCCCGCCGAGTTTACACCGCAGGCCATGGCGGATAGTATCGCCGCACATCTGTATTGAGAGGTATATCACATGGACGATAAGACACGCGAATTGGTGCGCAATCTGAACCAACCCCACCGCGTCAACAACGTTATGGCGTTGTTCCGTTTTTGCGAGGAAGCGGCTGCCGTGATCGAGGATCAGAACGCGCAGATCAACGCGCTGAAGAACGCGCCCGCGCCGAAGGCGAAGGCGAAGAAGTCAGCGGCCAGTTAGCGGATATCTTCTGACTGAAGACCGACAGAAGCGCCTAAGATGCCGCCATAAAGCTCCGGCTGTAATGCTATTTTTTGGCGGCGCGCTCGGTCTTCCGCCGCTTGCCGCGTAAGTCTTTGCATGGCCAAGGTCTGGGCTTGAGGGCCACGCGCGAATAAGATGTCTGACATTTGCTCAGCCACTGGCGCGCCAATGCCTTGCATCCTTGAGCCCAGAGCGCCCGCCACTTGACGCACCGCTTCGCCTCGGCCACCAGTAAAGAGCTGAAGCATTGTGGCGGGATCTACGCCCTGCTCTTGCATCTCCATCAAGTTTCTTTGCGTGTCAGAACCACCCAAAACACGTCTTTCGGTGCGGGCCATTGACGCCTCAAAGCTCATATATTTCTCAAAATCAGCAAACGCCTCTGGGCTTGGGAAAGCCTTGGCTAAAGCATTCCTGCGCTTTGGCGACCCAAATATTCTCTGCACATATTCGGTGCGATCAGTGCCTGAAGTAATATTTCTCAATCGGGTAATCATTCCCACCTTCATAGCTTCGACTTCTGGCGCAGTCATATCTTTAACCTTGCGCGCAAATTGCTGGCTGTCCATTTTCTCAAATGCATCTCCGACATCGTATGCCCTGCGAAGTTGCATCATATCGGCAAATTGTGCGTCAGCTTCCTTGTAAGCCTTATTTAATTGTCCCAAGGTTTTCTTGAACTGGTTGCGCACAGCTAAAACGTCCTTGGCCGTATCGTTCAGCTTGCCAGTAACAGCATCAGTATTCTGATTGATGACCCTATCCAAGCCTTGTGATATTTTCTGCAGATATGACGTCGGCACAGTGTCGCCAGAAAGCGCAGAGGTTAAATCAGGGACAGCCTCTTCCCCGAGTGTGTCGGCGCGGCTCTGCACAGCCCTAAATGCTTGTTGAAAGATTTTTCTGTCCGCATATTTCCTAAACGGCGCTGCATCTACGGGTAAATCTGCCGCCTGATACAATGGGCGAAAGTTATCCGCAGCCTCTTCATATATATCATCCAAGTAATCCAAGCCAAACCGGCCAGACGCCTGCATCTTTTCAGCGGTAACGTCGGCGATGCGTGGCCCTTGCTCCGCGCCACGCTCAACCAAAGTCTCTAAAACGCCAGTGCGAGTTGCGGACGGCACGGCTTGCGCCGCATACGCCGCGCCCCTAGTGGCCTCGCCAATGTCCGCTGGCATGATTTCAGCGCCAACAGATCTGGCCTCTTCCATCTGAGCCAGCGCAGTCTGTGGCGTCATGCCCTCCCGCTCAATCGCCTTCGAGACGCGCCGCTCTGCCAATCTGGCGGCTCTTTCTGGGCCGCTTAGCCCAAGGCCGTCAAAAGCTCTGGTCGCGACATCTGACCCGACGGCGAAGCCTAGCGGCGCAGCGGCACCCAGACCGCCGCCAATAGCAGCCCCCATGGCCGCGCTTTCGGCTCTTTGGGGCAATCCGCCTTCGCCGACGCCAAATCCTGCTATAGCCCCCTCTGTAGCGCCTGCGGCAGCGCCTCTAAGGGCTGTCGCCCCTAAGCCAGCGGCACGCGCTCCTTGCGCCACCATGCCTGCAGGAACTAAGCTCGGCACAACAGCACCGCCTATTTCTAATCCGGTGGCCAATAGCGGTTTTGCTTTCTTAAACTCTGCTAGGTTTTTTCGTATCTCGGGCAGGATCTTTTCGTAGTCTTGGCCGGAGAATACCGACCTTGCGTATGCCTCGGCCTCGTCGCCAAACCCAAGCGTCAACCCCTGTGCAAGCGTTCTCAGGCCGCCTTTAAGTGTTGCTTTTGGCTTCTGCACCTCGGCAGGTGTTTCAGGCCGTTGCTGATCTCTCAGCTTTTTCGCTTCTGACAGAAAAAACACAACGTCGTCTTTGTTGCCTTCACGTTCCGCCATCTCTGCTGCTTTTAAAAGCTGATCAATAGTTGCCATTTACTTATCCAACCCATATTTTTTTAGTTTTTGGTTTAAAACGTCATCAGGCGTCAATTGGCCCTCAATAGCCTCTACAGTTCTTTGGAGTTTACCAAATATGCTAAAGATGGTGTCGGCGCTTTGCTGCGGCATATTTTCAACATCTATGACGCCGCTCATGTTTCCAAGTATACGCATATCGCTATCTGAAAGGATGCCAAGTTTAGCGCCAGACGCTATGACGCTAGATAAGTTTTGAAATGTCATAATCGAAGCCAGCGTTTGCGCAGCAGACTTAAAGTTTTTGTACCTGTCGCCTTCGAACAAGTATCTTGACCTCACAAACCTGCTCCCGTCTATATCCCCAGCGTCTCCTTTTGCAACCTCGGCTTGTATCTCCTCAAGGGTCATTCCGGTGGCCGCGACTAACGCGTCTCCAGCTTTCTTTAAACCAAACCTTGCCTGCTCAAGCTGGCCTTCCGCGACTTCTATTTTACCCGCCTCTTCAGCTTCTTGCCCCAAAAGCCTATCTCTCTGGTCAACAAGCTGATCCATCTTGGCTTGATAAGCGTCCATCTGACCTAATTGCGCATAAGCGCCAAGTTGCGAAACAAGTTGCGATATTTTCTGCTGCGCTTGGTCAGATGTTTCCATCATGGCCATATCTTGCGTTGCACCCTGTGGCCCCATGCCGCCGGTGAACAGCGCGTTTACCTGCGCTTGCTTCAGCTTTTCCTGCTCCAATAAGTTGGCAGCCGCTTCACGCTTGCGCTTGATGTCTTCCATGCCGCTGAACGCTCTCAGCGTGTCAGTGAACGACGTGCCCTGCTTGCCCTGCGCGGCCATTCCTGCGTCAGAGATCGCTGAGAACGCCAGCATCATGCGCTGCTGCTTAGACAAGTTTCCAAACATGTCATCGGAGCGCGCGGGCTGCGTAGGTGGCGGCAGAATGCCAGCGGCTGCAGGCGCGGTTAGATCGCTGGCAACTGTTTTGATCGGGGTTGGAGTCGCCCTTGAGCCAATAGCTGCTACTAGCTCTGCTTGCTGCGCCGCGCTGTTTGCGGGTGGAATATATGACACAGGGTCTATCCTTGGGCCTCTATCCATGACGAGGCTCGGGTCTATCGTGTCAAGTGTCACCGCCTGCGGGTCTGCTGGCACAAATGTTGGCTGCTTTGGCGTGCCGATCATCTCAGGCGACATCCCCAAGAGCCGCACCTCTTCTGCTGTAAATACTTCTGCCATTTTACTATCCTCTTAACGCGGCCATCTGTGCAGGGGTGCCGAACCCTCCCATGACCGCATATCCCCTGCCCAACTGACCAAGCGTTCCAAGCGCTGTTCCTATTCCGCCGCTACGCTCCGTCGTCGTAGACGTTCCAATGCCCGCCGGAATAAGTCCAGCCGTTGAGAACAAGCCCGCAAGTGACTGCAGCGGATACTGCTGCTCGCGCATAAACTGCTCGTAATCAGCGCCAAGCCCCGCCTGCTCGATCTGCCGCGCGATGTCACCGGCTGACATCTGCGCGCCCAACGCGCCCAGCTCTGCCTGACGACCCGCTCCGGCGGCACCCATCATGCCCTGTGCGCCCGCCATGCGTGCTTGGTTTTCCGCTGCAACCTGCGCCTCGCCGAAGCTGAGCCCCTGCTGCATTAGACCGGCGACCATCGCGTCGCGTGACGTTTCATATGCCGCCTCGCGCTCGCCCTCAAAGACGCCGCGCCGCACGTTACCAAATGCACCCGCCTTGGTGACGCCTGATGCCTCGCCGACACGCTCCTGCGCACGCTTGCGCTCGGCCTGCGCCAGCATCGGATCAATGACGCCCTCGGTGTACATATCCTGATAGCCACGCACACGCGCCATGCGCTGCTCTGGCGTCTCGGCGGCCATTCCCGCGTATATGTCAGACGCGGCGCCGTATTCGCTTGGCAATGTCAAGGCGCCGTAACCCTCATATGCCTGCCGCATCATCGGGTCCATGCCAGCGACAAGCGGGTCGGTGTATGCAGCGAATGGCGTGTCAGCTATTTCCGTCGTGCGCCCGTATAGATCCTCCAGCATTTCCTGCTGGAATGGGTCCATTTCGCTTTCTTGTTTGGTCGTCTTCGTGCTGCCCATTAGTGCAACTCCATCTCATAGTGTGTATAAATCGGACGAAACGCAGACCCGTCCACATATCTCTCAAAGCCCTTACGGCCATCCGCTTCCACGGCGTCAAGCTTGGCGTCCTTGGCCAATCCAGCCAAAACATCTACCGCCTTGTTCATCCATACATGCATGTGCTTGCCGCCCATAAATTCTATCTTGAGGTTCTTACGTTGAGGGTGTTTCACAACGCATGTAGTGATCGCTGCGGTCAACTTGTCCTCAAGGTAAACCAGCCACAATATTGACGTGCCGGTCAGTATGTCTTCTCTTACATCGTCCAGATCGACGTTATGTTCAACCCGTCTAATCGCCGGAGCCAGCAGCTCCATGCCTCTGTCGATGTAGTCGTCTATTTCGCGTTCAGGTATCGGCAGAACCGTCACCCGCTGCGCTTGGCCAAATTGTACAACATTATCAATCATCCGCCAAGCATCTACCAAGACCCTCCCAGATGAGAGGTTCTAGTCCATATAGCCGTTGAGCCATCATAGTCGCCGTTGCAAACGTAGATGTAATTTGTGTCCCAGCTAATCAAGCCAGCCTTATCTCCGGCAGACCCCGAGCTAGTTGGAGGAACGCCGACCTTTACAACAACTTCAACAAAAATGTTGTTTCTGCTTACAACCGGATATGCGTTTACGTTATCCCACAAGATGACGCCGTTTTCGGACGGGTTGCTGTCAGGCGTCTTAAAGCCCAGCTTGTACAAGTTTTGCGTCAGATAACGCGTCAGGCCACGCCCCCATTGGCGCAGATCCTCGCCTATCTGTGGAAGTATCGGCGACGACATTATCTACGCCCCGCCGGTTTTATATCAACGCGCATATTGCCAACGCGCCACGACGCCAGCTTAGCGCCTTCAACGCGCATACGCATTTGGCGGCCAGCGAAGCGGACAGATGTCGGGTTGTTGGGAGTGTACGGCCCGTGGCTGCTTTCGTCGCCGTTTGGGTAGAAGCGTGTCTTAAATGTCACGTTTACGTCGCCTTGCGTTTCCTCGTCTGGAATGAGCTTGGTGACATGCGCAGTCTGGTCGCCGTTGCCAATAGAAAACGGCCCGCTTTCCGCGAAGACCGCGCCGCTGTCTACGTTCAAGCCTACCTCGTGATCATATATGTCACTGTCGGCGTTGTGGCCCGCCATGAACGGGTAGCGAAAAACGCCACGCTCTGTGCCTGACGTGCGCGCCAAGTTGCCTATCAGCCAATGGCGCTCGGTGTAGTCGTAAGCCACATATCTGTCTATCTCGGTGCTGTTTTCGGAGCAGTAGAACCACCACACCTCCCCGAATTGGCCGTTGGCAAAGCCCCACGTCTTAGACTGCTGCGCTTGGTTGAAGTCGCCGAAGACGTAATCATGCACGTCGCATGGAAGCTCGCGCACGCTGTTGCCGTCGAAATAGAAGAACCCGCGCCCGCCCATGTAGAACACGCCCAGATCCGTATCTACAGCAGACTTGCGCGATATGGCCCCGCACGAGGTGCCGACGCGGCTGAACGAGTAGATGAACGGCGGGCCCGCATATACAGCGGCATGGCAGTCTGTGTCTGTGATGACCAGAGTTTGCCCCTTGGTGCGGATCGCCTGCATGATTTGGCCAGACGTCTGCAGGATCTGCGAGCCAGCTTGGTTCGTGGACGCGGGTGTCCATAGCGTGTTATTTTCTTGGTCACACCATGACACTGTACGCGGGTTGCCGCCCGCGCCCAGCGCGAAGATAAAGCGTTCTTCTGTGACCAGCAAGCCCAGATTGCTCGTCGGGGCGTTTGCAATTACAGCAGCCTTCGCGGCTGGGTTTAGCTGCCATTCGAGCAGGCGTCCGTCGTCTTTCGAGCACGCCACGAGGTATTCGCCAAAATTGTCGATTGACCAAGTGGTGGCCTCTTCTGGGATCGCGTTTTCGTTTTGCTGTATCGGCTGTCCATAGAAGCCGTCGCCATAGAAGCCGTAACCGTAACCCGTTTCGACTTCCGCGTCTTCACGGCCCGTCGTCAAATCGGTCGGGGCGATGTCATATGTCGTGCCGTTCCCCGTCATGGCTTTTAGTTCGCTATATGAACCGCCAGCTAAATAAGCCGTGCCGGTGTTTGACTCCCATGTGTGCATCCCGCGCACAGGGTTTGTGCTGAATGACGCTTTGCGCTCCTGCCAGCCACCAATAGGTCTGAGGCTGTTATCCCGCCAGCGCACCAAGCTTCCGTCACGCCAGCGGCCAGACTGCTCTAAGTCAGTGCCGTTTCGATAAAAGCCGGCGGGGATGTCTAACGGCACTAAAGTCACTTTTAACGACCCAAGGCTATGTATTGGAAGACAATGGTTCCTGAGTAACTGTCTTCCCTATCGACAACAAAGCTTGTACGGCTTACGCTTTCAGTATGGACTTCCCCGCCAACGATACAGACGAAGCACTCACTACTGAATGCCGTATTGAAGCTAACCGTTTGATTGCCGTCAGTGCTGCTTGAGAATGAGCCATAGCGGATCTGAAGCCCACCAGAGCCATCCGTCCAAGCTTTACTAGAAGTGTTAAGGCTATTACCACTTGGGATAGACAACGACTTAGAGCCAATGCTGGTGACATGCCCGTAGCCATCTAAAGAGATGTCTTGGATAACCGTGTTACCGCCGTTATTCACACTGCCTTGGGAGGAGGTGTCCAAGTGACTAATGGTGCGGTTTGCAGTCAGGTTGCCACCACCAGTTAGCCCACCGCCCGCACTAATGGTTCTGGATGTGGGCGCTTTAGCGTTCAACTGCGTCTGAATGTTGCTGCTTACACCGTCCGTGTAGTTAAGCTCTGCCGTTGTAGCCGTGACGCCATCCATCTTGTTTAGCTCTGCCGCTGATGCAGAAACAGCAGTGCCGCCGACCTTCCAGCTTCCTTCTGTCAAGTCTGGGGTGCTTGCGGTGTCACCGTTTAGAACGTCAACAACGTCATCAAGCGCCGTGTTGACCGTTGCTCCCCATGTGTTCTCGCTGCCGCCAACGGTGGGTTTGGTTATGCTGATCGTCATATCAAAATCCTCAATGCTTACACGACTATACTACTTTACGCGCCAGCCGTCCACGCCTGCGCGGTGTCATACCATCAGCTCGAAATGCGGGGCATCAATGAAGGGCCTCCGGTTCTGGCCGCGACGCGTGTCGATGTAATCGTTCATCGCGCTTTCCATCGTGCCATCCCACTGCGCTATATTCGGCACAGTCCATGCGGCACCCCACCTGATTGGCACATCTACCTCGCGCGCAGCTTCTGCCATCGCGTCTGCGATGTCGTCATACAGATTAAGCTCCCACGATCCACGCGGGCCGCAGTAAGCGAGCAGATCGACGGCCAACCCATCTATGTGCTTCGACTTCATTGTTTGCGACGCGCCGCTTTTCACAAGCTCGCGCTGCTCCTCGATGGTGCGTAGGCCGCAGATGACGCCGAAGTCGATCTTGGTTCTGTGGATTGCGCTGTGGACGACAGCCGCCATGCGCTCGTCCACGCCTGACAGCTTATCGCGGCTGCGTGCTGATAGTTTAAACGTCATTTTGCTACCCTCTTAACCTTTTCATATGATCTCATGCCCGCCAATCCGAGCATACCCGTCAACACCGGCATCATCACACCCATGTCGGCTTGTGGCACCATGAACCCAAACCCCGCAGCTATTGGCGAAATCAGGAAGTTTACCGCCAGCCCCAGAACGCACACATAGCCGCAAAGCGGCCTCCACGACGCTTGGAACCAGTTTCCGGCTGCCTCAGCTTTGTTGACCTCTATCTGCGCCAGCATGGCCTGCTGGGCCTGCTTATCGGCAAGCGTGGCCAGCTCGTGCGCCATCTTGGCAGCGGCATCCTTGTCTTGGATGAACTTGCCGGCGAGATCCGTTGCAGGCCCGATCAGGGCGCTCAGGATGTTCATTTCTTGCCCCCGTTCACATATAGCCCGAACCACGCAGCTCCGGCGCCTACGATCACGCTGACAAAGCCTGCCTGCGCGTTGTTTGGCAAATCAAGCGCCATGAACCAACTACACGTCTGGTAAAACACGACCATGTAACTCAGGATAAGCAGGCGCGGAACGATGCGCCAAGCGTCTAGTTTCTCTGGTGTCATATTCAAACCTCTATGTTGATTTTCGTACCCGCAGGCCGATCCGCTGTAGTCTTGGCCCCAAACCTATCATAACCCTTGCCCAGATCCAACTTCTGCTCCCGAAGCGCCTCCAGATGCGTGTGGTTGGCCCTATGCTCTTTGGCCACCCTCTGCTCCACCAGATGCGCTTCTATACGCTCACGCGTCTGCGTTTGCTGGTGTATGTCTGACTGCACGTTAAACGGTGCGCTGCCTATGCCTGACACGCCGTCCGCCATCACCGCCGCACCGCTACCCAGACAAATCCAAACAGCGCGCCAACGCAAAGCAGGAACAGGAATAAGCCAGCCGCCCACGCGATGATCGTCTCCTTGCGCTCGATCCGCTTATACATCGCGTCCTTCTGCTTCTGCCGGATCTCGTTTTCCATTTTAATCAGCTCTTGCCATGCAGATGGGCCAAGCGTTTCGGAGATCATCTTGCGCAGCTCGTCGCGCATATTCTCGCGCTGCTTTTTCTGGACAAACAGATCCATCGCCTGCTGCTCGACGCTGCCGAAACTCTGATACCATTTGGGGTTTTCCACGCGCTTCGCTGCAAAGTCGAAGTCGCTGATCGCCTTAGACCAACGCCCTAGATCGCCTGCCATGCCCTCCAGATCCCGCCCGATCTGACAGCCCTTGCGTATTGCGTTGAACGCCGTGGACGCTGCCATGATTGCGGTCGCTGGATCTATCATGGCTCATCTTTCCATCAGGCGGTCTATTTTTTCTTCGATGCGATCAAAGCGCGAAACGATCTGCGCCATGACGGCGCTGCTGTCTGCTTTGGTGACGTAATCGCGCGCCATTTCTTCGCGGGTCTTATTGAGCAGGATATTAAGTCGCTGCATCTCATCTACAGCGCTTTTCAGCACCCAGCCGATCAGCCCCAATCCGGCAGTTAATGCCGCTGTCCAAAGCATCTCGGCTTCCATTACGCCGCCTCCTGTTCTGTCCAAGCCGGTGCCGTAGACCCTTGCTCCGTCCATGTTTCCGCGCCAACCGCTTGCTCCGCCCATGTCTCTGGCCCGACAGGCTCGACTTGCCACTTAAATCGCGCTGGGCCGACAATCGGAACGCCAGCCGTGATCTCTGCGCCCGAAAGCACATGGTTTACGGTGATCTCGCTGTTGGCGATAGTCGGAGCGCCAGCCGTGATTTCTGTCGGGATAAGCGCGTGAACGCTGGTAAGCGTTGGCTGAGCAATCGTTGGAGCGCCCGCAGCTATTCCATCTGCCGCCAAGACATTGTTTTGCGCCACGCTTGGAACGCCTACGACTGGGCTTCCCGTAACAATGTCTACCGGCGCAAACGAATAATCCTCTGCAAGTGTAGACGCCGCAACGGTTGGTGCGCCAGCCGTGATATTGTCGGCTGTAAGCGCAAAGTTTTCAATCGCAAGCCCACTGTCTGCCAGTGGCGCAGATGCGAGTGGGCTAAAGCCTAACATCAGTCTGCCTCTGCAATCGTTAGCTCGCCAGCATCAACCTGCCGCATGATCTCTGCGTAGTGGCGGTTGGCTGGGTCCAATGGGACGAATAACTCTTGTCCGTCTATTGTGGCACGGATGATGGTGTTGGTGCCTTCCATGTCTACCATATACTGTGCTGATGTGATTTGCATGTTGTTCATGGGTTATAACTCCGCATCTATATAAAACAATCCATAGTCGGCGGAGTCCTGCCTAACAAAATAACTGCTATATGCACCATTGTTTATGTAAAACTGGCCCCCCACGGTCCGTAAGTTCTGCACCCCAACCGTCACGCTACTATGCGCACCCTGTCCAGACCCATACGCAATAAATAATCCACTTTGAGAGGCTGTTGGGGTAGATCTCTTTTCAACCTTCCAAGATATGTTCCCGTAAGCATAAGTTGAATTGTACTTTGAAAAAATATGATCGTGAGGATAGATGACCTCAAAATACCTCTGGCACTTCGCCAATGTTTCCCCGTAGCTCTCATGCGGGAAGTCGATAGCGCTGTCGCCCACGTTCAGGCAGACGCCTGTGATTTGGAAGGTTGCGCCAGAGGTTCCTACAAAATTGACTTGTCCTGTAACACCATAGTTAAAACCAGAAGTCCAAGCATCTCCAGAAGTAACCTTTCCCGCTTCAACAGCAACAGGGAAATGAATAGCAGCCCCAATAGAAAAGCTAGTTAACCAAGTTCCAGATGTGTCTCCTGCAATCTTAACAGACTTATATTCCCAAGTGTTAGCCGATGATACTGTGTAGCCAGTAACATATGAGCGGTCGTAAGAGGAATTGTTTATTGCAACACTATACTGCCCTGTTATGCTCGACTTCACCCAAAAAGAAATAGTTATGTCTTTAGCTGAGCCTGACCCAAAACTGCACTGGCTAAAATTTACACCCTCAATGTTTTGACGAAGCAAGCAAGCCGAATTTGTTGCAAGGCTAGTGTCTGGTGTATTTACGGTGATTTTAGCTGAATTGGTAAATCCATTTGGCGCATCACTGTCTTGACTTACAGTAACGGAAGCGCCCGTGTTGTCTGTAGAAAACCATCGGTCAAGTGTGTAGATATTTGACGGTGACGTAAAACTCGTTCCCCTCTGGCTTACGGTCATCGCCCCGTTCACCACCATGTTGGTGCCAGTGATAGCCCCATCGTCAACCTGATTACCTAAGTCGGCTAGTTGCCTTGCCTTGCTCATGTCACACCTCTTGGCTTGCTAGGTGTGCGGCGTAAGCATCCTTAACCGCTTGGGTGTGTACTGCATTACAGATGGCTTGCACCTCTGCGCTTTCGCCTGTGATATCATCATTAGGTGCAACGACATGGCGTGAGAAGCTGCGGCTGATCTCTGTGCCATCACGCTTGATGACCGTGGCTGTACGCACTTGAACGTGCTTAAAGTCGCCTACGATCTCTATTTTATCTTGTACTGTTTCTTCTGTAAGCATTTTTATCTCCTATGCTTGGACTGACTGCCCTGTGATCCAACAGGGGTGTTATGATGCGGTTAGGTAAGTTCCACATACCATTATGTATTGAGAGCCACCGTTTACAAAACTTATACCGGCTGTGCCGCCTGTTGAAAGAAAATTTATAGAAGTGTTATTTATATTGTGAAAACCAGAAACCCCTGCTGTCGCACTGCCGCCAAAGAAAGTATTGTGTGTGGTTACAAACGGTTCGTAAGCATTAAGATTGTTCAAAACAGTATATGGGAGTCCAGTTATAATTGCGTTGCCTGATGCCCCACTGATATTGGAAGCGCCAGAATAATAGTTCCAGTGAACTAATTGACCTATTTTAGTGTAATAGCCCGTAGTGTTAGTTGCAGAAATAGTTGCGCCACTGAAGCCGACACTAAACGCCCCCTGCTCATAGTCGTACAGCTTATTAGCCGACCCAGTCCCGCCAAGGTATACACCGCCAGATGTAATAATATCACCAGTAACGTCTAAGGCTTGTGTAGGTGACGCATTGCCAATGCCAACCCGATTGTTAGCACTGTCAACGTACAGCGTATCTGTGTCTACAGTCAGATCGCCAGTAAAGTTCTGGTTGTTTACAGTGAAGTCAGCAAACGTAATGAACTCAAGAATGTCTCCGGTTGCAGCGCCAGATGTTAAAACAATGTCAGACCCATTTGCCGCCGTGTAATCGTCTGTCAGCTTAAGCAACACGCCGTTGAGGTACACTTGTATGAACTGACCGCCAGCCACATAACCAATAGTAGCAAAGCTGGTCTGCCCAGAGGTAGCCGTGAACGTCTGCCGCGTTTGCGTGGCCTGTGGGACTGGCTGTGAGCCTATGTATCCTGACATTATAAAGCTCCTATGATGAATGCCAGTAGCTCGCTGTAGCGAACACCAAGCCTAGTGCGCTCTGTAGCACCCTCTGGCGCTTCTTCTTGTGTGTCATACGTGTCGGTGCGGGTGTAGGCATCAACGGCTTCTACAGCCTCAGTGACTACTGTAACGACTTCATTTCCGTCTTCATCTGTGGTTGTTTCAGTAACCTCTGCCACAGCTTCTACCGCTGGCACCTCAACGTCATGCTCCCACCAAGTTGTAGAAATAAACATGGCGTAGTCACCAGCGTCTAATCCTTCAGCCGCAAATGCTGCTTGTAGGTCTTGTGCAATGATACCGAAGTGTGTTCTGGCATCGTCACCCTTAGCTTCTACTGCATCACGCCAACGAAACTTACGCATCAAGCCTTTGGCAGCTACAGCTACACGTTGCTCTGCGTCAGATAGCTCTGCAATGTCCTGCTTCTCGTTGCGGTCAGAGGTTTGGATCGTGCCGTTGGTGGCGTATACGTCATTCCAACGTAATGAAGAACTCCCTAAAGAAATCCCCCCATTTGAAGATGGCGCAATGGTTGCCCCGTTGTTCGAGAAGATTAAACCCCTAACACCACCCCCGCTTGAGGTTGCATGTCCAAAGAAAGCACCGCTTGCACCTGCTCCACTCACCACAGTCATAATTGCGGTCTTACATCGCAACTGCTCTCCGCTAAAACTGTTGACATCACCCGCCGATGCATTTGAGGTGGTTCCCACCAGCAAGTTACCGCCGCTGATGCGCATGGCTTCTGACCAAGATATTGCAGTATCAGCCGTACCAGAGGCCGCAGTATACCAGTAATGAACGCCATTTGTTTGGTTATAACGTGTGGCAGTATTTGTATCTTCGTACTTCCAGCCTGAATTGTAGTATGTATTAGCCGTGATGTTAGCTTGACTGTTACCTGAATAAATACCGTATTCTGATATTACTGTTGGCAGATTGGCATTATCAGGAACTACTCCAATCCCAACATTACCGCTTGCGTCCAGCGTCATGGCAGTGCTTGTGGCATTGTCATCAATGCCTTGCGAGGTAAACGCCCCACCTACATCTAGCGCACCGCTGACATCAGCATCCCCAGCAATATCAGCGCCGGTTGTGCTTAAGCTTACTGCTTTAGAACCAATGTATCCCGCCATTAGGTTTGCTCCAGTACGCTTACAATCACATCCGCTGAACTGGCTGTATCTGAGGTGACAATTACTGTGTCAGTCGCCTCTAAGATAATCTTGCCGTCTAGCACTGACAGCGCTGAGTTTGCGGGGATCGGAGCGCCTTTAACCAAGTAGACGCCAGCTACCTGCACATCCACGGCGATCTGGCTTCCTGTGCGGTTTGCTAGGTTGCAGCCCATCATAATTGATGTGGTTGACGCGGGAACTGTATATACGGTTGTAGCCCCCGTTCCGACTGAAGCAGAGGTGTAATTTTTAAACGTGTTTGCCATTTTCTATCCTAGCGCAATATTGAGATCAAAAAGGTTGTCAGCGTCCTCAACGGTAAACCCGATAAACACGATCCCATCGCCGGTTAGGTTAATCGCGGCATCGCTGTTGCTGCTCTCAATCACATTGCGGGTTAAGGTTGTGCCAGAAGCCGTATATACGCCCGTGCCGATTTCCCAGTTATTGCCATCCTCAAGAACATAGCGAACAACGTCACCATCTGACACGCCAGACGCGGCAAATGTCTGATAGCCATCCTCTGCTGCGCCAAGGGTAATGGTGCCAGTGCCAGTTGTACTGGTTGCCACCTTAGCTCTGTTTGTCAGCACAACCATGTCTATACCTTACGCTGGATCTGGGATGCGGATGTCAGATGCCGTCAACGAGAATGTGTTGCCAGATGTAACCACTTGAGAAGCCGACAGCGAGCCAGTCGCCAGCAAGCGGCTGTTGCTAGTGTCGGATATGGCATAGTGGGTAGCCGTGCCGGTGTTGGTTACAGACGCGCCACTTACAGCCGCCAGCGTAACCTTTCGCCCGTTTGGCGAGGCATCAGCGGGAGCAGATATGCTTATGCTGGTTTCGTTGCCAAGCGTGTATGTGCTTGTCGCTTCCGCATATGATGTTGGCTCCTGCGAGCAAATATCAACGCGGCTGGCCTCCGTGTCCAGAACGTTTAGACCGTTGTCTAAAACGCGATCATTTAAAGTCGCCATCAGTAACTCCTAGCTTTCATCTTTAGGCCAACGCCGCCATATTTTGCGCTTTCATTGTCTGAATTTATACCACTGATGGCATTATTCAGCAATGACGCCCAAACTTGTATACGGCTATCGTCGGCGAGGTAAGGCGCGCTATGCACCAACGCGCCATATAGATACGCATCTGGGTAATACGTCAGAAGCCAGTTGCTCGTGTTGACATCACTCAGCGCGGTTGGCCTGCCGTAATAAACCATTTCAAGCGTTAGCGTGTCAGAGTTTGGATTCGGATACACCTCTATCGAGCCGTCGGTGATCGCGTAGAAGCGTGGCGTGCCGCTGGTGTTTTGGCCGAGCTGGCGCTGCTCCATCATCTGCGACTGGCTGATTGGCTCCAACGGGCTCGTATTCCCGCTCAACATGCTAAGCCTGATCGGCTCCAAGAAGTCAGCCGGCGGAGATGTGTACTGGCTATCAATAACAGCGGTAGAGCGCTTTTCCATACGCCAGTGCCGTATCTTGCGGTTGAAATCAGCCTCGGCCAGCGAAATAAACGTCGGAATGGCGCTCGTCAAATCGGTGCGGTTTAAGAAGTCCGCCACGCTCGTTTTAAGCTCCGCATATGTTGTCAGTGCCATCTGCTATCCTTAAAGCGTTC